ATCTTGATGTCTCTATTTATTCTAATCATAAATTTAATTATAATCAAATGAATGAAATTTTAAATGGATTACAATTAGGTGTAGATGTTTCCATTTACGCAGATCCAGAAATTGATTCTACAACAATGAAACAAATCAAGGAAAATCTAAAAAGAAATATTTAAAAATTAATTTATAAATTTCATAAATAATAATTTAAAATTAGTGTTGACGAACTGGAAATTTTAATGTATAATATAAATATAAATAAAGAAAGCAGGTGATTAAATGACAGAATTAAAAGTAATGGTAGGAGTTGCAGGTTCGGGTAAATCTACATATATTGAATCTCATGTAACTGATAAAGATTTAGTTTTAAGTTCTGATTCAATTCGTTTAGAATTATTTGGTTCATTAGTAAAAGGTAATTCACCTGAAGCAAACAAAGAAACATTTGAAGTTTTACATAAGCGTTTGGAAGAAGCAGTAAAATCAGGTAAATATGAAACAATTTACTATGACGCTACAAACTTATCTCGTAAACGCAGAATGGCACTTTATCAAAAATATTCAGCTAAAGTAAAAGTTACAATTGTAATTTTTATTAAACCTTTAGAAACAATTCTTAAACAAAACAGTACAAGGGATGAAGATAAATTTGTACCTGAAGAAGTTATCAAATCAATGTACGAATCTATGGAAGTTCCACGTTTGACTGTTGATTGTGATGATATTGAAGTAGTATCTGATTTCAATGATTTTAAAGATGAAATTAACTTAATCCCAGGTTTAAAACATGATTCACCATATCATGTAGAAGATGTTGATAAACATATTCTAATGACTGTTATGGGTGTTAAAAGATTAACTGATTTACCTGTTCATGATTATTTTGATTTACAAATTGTAGCAGAATTTCATGATTTAGGTAAAGCTATGACTAAAAAACCTTCAAAAGCAACTCATGCTGCTCATGATTATTTTATGTCAGTAAATGGTTCTCATTCAACATTTGTAGGTCACGAAAAAGTATCAGCATTCTATGTTTTATCTTATTTCCATACTTTTGAAGAATTGACACCAAGAAACTTGTCTATTGTTGAAGTTATTTATCAACACATGAATGCTCATAACGGAGTTTCTGATAAAATGATTAGAAAGTATCATTTGACAGATCGAGAAATCAGAATGTTAAAAGTTTTTGCTGAAGTGGACTCAAAATCAAGAATTGTTGATAAAGATGTTTATGATAAATACATTGAACTTTTAAATACTAAATAATTAAATTCAGGTAAATCAAAATATTATTAGGTTTACCTGAAAATTTTATTGGAGAATAACATGGGAAATAAAGAAGAAATTTTAAATAAATTAAAACTCGCATCTCAAGCTTATTATAACAATGAAGAAAGTATTCTATCAGATGAAGAATATGACAAATTAGTTTTATATGCAAAAGATAAGGGTTGGTTAGAGCAAGACAAAGAATTAAATGACGGGGCTGAAATTAATATTAATACTGAAGATATTATTAAACATAAAGTACCTATGTTGTCTCTAGCAAAAGCAAATAGTTTAAGTGATATTGAATCTTATTTTAATTATATGCTTAAAAATAGTACGGGTAAAAATATTTATTTTATTGAACCTAAACTTGATGGTTTAGCTGCTTCTATTGTGTATAATAAAGATACAAAAGAAATTGAATTAATTAAATCTCGTGGAACAGGTGAATATGGAGAAAACCTCTCATATTTAATTCCTACTAATGATTTAGAAATTGAAAATCTACTTTTGAAATTACCTGAAAATTCTAATATTACAGAATTAAGAGGTGAATTGTATTGCCCTAAATCTGTATTAGAATATAATAATCAGAATCGTGGAGTTCCATTTAAAAATGAACGTATTGCAGCAGCTGGTATTGTTAAAAAAGCAAAACTTGGATTGGGATATAAAGCAAAATTGAGATTTACACCTTATTTTGCATTTAATGAAAATCAAGAAGTTGAATTACCTCAAGAATTTAATTCATCAATTACATTATTCCCTAAACAAAAAGGAGCAAAAACCCTTGAAGAATTGAATAATATGATTTCATTAGGTAAAATTTGGAAAGATGAAATTGACGCCCCTACAGATGGTATTGTAATTAAATCAAATGTTATTTACAATGATTTTTCTTCTACTAATCATCACCCTAAACAATTTATTGCTTATAAATATCCAGGGGAATCTAAAATGTCTAAAATTATTAAAGTAAATTGGCAAATGGGTAAAACTGGTAAATATACACCTGTTGCTAATATTGAACCTGTTGTAATTGACGGGATAGAAATTAACAATGTTACTTTAAATAATATTGAATGGCTTAATGAAAGAGAAATTAAAATTGGTTCAATTGTTGAAGTTGTAAGAGCAAATGATGTTATCCCTAAAATTTTAAAAGTAATTTCAAATGGAGATGATACAGAAGAAATTACACCACCTGAAAAATGCTATTACTGTAATCAGAATTTAGTTAATATTATTTGTGAAAATGATGATTGTGAATTTAAACAACAGCAACAAATTATTAATGCAGTAGGAAAAGGTCTTTTAGATATTGAAGGTTTAAATTCATCTTTGATTACAGCTTTAAAAATCAATTCTTTAAAAGATCTATTTGATGTGGAATTAGAAAGCCTAAGTAATTCTAAATATGAATCTGGTGTATCATTAGGTGAAAAAAGGGCAAAAGAAATTTATGATAAAATTCAAAATGCTAAAAATAATACCTATGATTATGTATGGTTATCTATTTTTAATATCCCATCTGTAGGTAAAACAACTGCAAAATTACTTTTAAAAGAATTAGACTCAATTGATAATATTTTAAATTCTGATATTACAACATTATCAAATATTAAAGGTGTAGGATTTATTACTGCTCAAAAAATTGTAGAATCTCAAGATAAATGTAAATTAGTATGGGATTACTTATTAAAAGAAGTAAATATTACCCCATTAGTAGAAGTTAAAAATTCAAATTCAACTACATTTGCAGTAACTGGATCTGTTCCTGAATCCTTTAAAAATAGAAATGAATTTGTTAAATATATGGAAGATAAAGGTTATACTTTCCATTCATCAATTAAAAAAGATACAAATATTTTAATTACTGATAACCCAAATTCTAACTCTAGTAAAATTGTTAAAGCAAGAAGATTAGGTTTAGAGATTAAATCTTTTGAAAATTTCTAAAAAAACTATTGACTTTTTCAATAAAATTTGTTAAAATATATATTATAAATAATTACTTTTTTAGAAATAAATAAAAATCTTTTAAAGGCACTAAGTAATTATTTACCTTTAAAATTAGCATTGAAAAATGTTAATTTTTACTTTGTCGGTTTAGCCAAGTGGTAAGGCAGCAGTCTGCAAAACTGCCATCGTGGGTTCAAATCCCATAACCGACTTTAAAACAAAAAAATAAAACGAGGTATTTATAATGACAACATTCATTCAAGAATTAAACAAAATCAATAATATTACCCTTACAACAAATGGCGATGTTGCATTTAAAAGCACTCTAAATGCAAACTTAGATTTCTTTGGATTGTCAGGGTCTGTTTATGAACCTGAAACAATCATTGATTTGTTTGTTAAAGCATATAGTGAAGATCCACTTACAGCAATTAAGAACATTTTCTATTTGCGTGACATTAAACATGGTTATGGTCGTCGTTATAATTTCAGGTTGCTTTTGACTTTACTTTCTATTAAAGAACCTGAACTTACAATTAAATTGCTTCCTTATATTCCTGCATTAGGGCGTTGGGACGATCTTGTTGTTTTGGTAGATTCAATTTCTGTAAGGAATGAAGTACTAGCAATTCTTTCTGAACAAATCAAATCAGATCTTAAAAATGATAATTGTTCATTACTTGGTAAATGGTTGCCCACTGAAAAATCTCCAAACAAATTCACTAAAAAATTAGCAGTTATTATTGCAAATGAATTGTTTGAGGGTAATAGAAAAGCTTATAGAAAAACTTGTGTTGCTTTACGTTCAAAAATCAATATCCTAGAAACTCATTTGGTAAACAAGGATTATTCTTTTGATTACACAAAAATTCCAGGTAAAGCATTGTTGAAATATACTGAAGCATTTAAACGTAATGATTACAATAGGTACCAAGAATACCTTGACAGTTTGAAGAAACCTGAAAATTTAGAAAAACTATCTGAAAAAGCATCTAAAATGTACCCTTATGAAATTCTTAAAAAAGTTAGATCTTATGATTCAACAGATATTCAATTGAGTAATTCATTATGGGAATCTCTTCCAAAAGATAAAGAGGCTAAAGTGCTTGTAATTCGTGATGGGTCAGCATCTATGACCTGGAATTACAATTATCCTGTAACTCCTTGTGATGTTGCAGATGCTTTGACATTGTATGCTTCTGAAAGATTGGAAGGCGAATTTAAAAATAGCTTTATCACTTTCTCTTCTAGGCCTAAATTTGTTAAAATTCCAAGCAACTTAACAACTTTGAGAGAGAAGGCTGATTACCTCAGGAAATTTAATGATTGTTCAAATACAAACATTGAAGCAACTTATGATTTGATTTTGGAAGCATTTAAAAATTCTCCAAAAGAAACTCACCCTGAAACTATTGTAATCATTTCAGATATGCAATTTGATGGTGCAACAACAGATCGTCATCGTTACTCAAATACTTTTGATATTGTTAAAAAGAAATTTGAAAATGCTGGAATTGAATTACCTAAATTTGTCTTTTGGAATGTGGCCGTAAATGGTAATTATACATTCACAACAAATGACACATTTAACGCATTATTCATCTCAGGTTTCTCTAAGAACATTTTTGATGAATTGTTGGAAGGTGATATTCCAGATGCGGTTGGTTTAATGAATAAAGTATTATCAAGATACGATTATTTAGATGAACTTGTTTAATAAAAAGGGTTTCATTACCCTTTTTAATTTTAAATAAATAGAAAGGGTGATTAAAAATTACGGATTATTTTATTTCTGATACACATTTTAATCATGATAGAATTATTAAGTTTGAAAGAACTCAATTTAAAACAATTGAAGCTCATAACAATTTTATTTTAAATATTTTAGAAAGAACTTTAACTAAAGATGATACACTTTATCATTTAGGTGATTTTGGGTATGATGTTCATTCCAAAAAAGGTTCAAATGAATTAGATAAAACAGTAAGAGAAAGGTGGAAAAAATTACCATGTAAAAAAATTCTTATAAGAGGTAATCATGACCAATCTTGGGTAAAAGATTTATTTGATGAAACCTATGAAACACCTGTATTCTATAATAGCAGTAGAAGAATTTTATTGTCACATGAACCATTTCCAACATCTCCAGGTGTTCTAAATGTTCATGGCCATTTACATGGTGCTATTCTTTCCTTAAAAAATCATTATTGTATTTCTATGCACATGGTTAATTATCAGTTATTAACATCTAAAGCTTTATTTAGAAAATTGAGTGAATTACCTAAAGATTCCATTAAATTTATGGAAGAATGGTGGGCACCTTATTATGTTCCAAAAATAAAAAATAAAGAATAGATTTAAATTCTATTCTTTTTTTTATTTGATTTTAATTTAAATTTATGTTATAATAAAAACAAAAACACGAGGTATTATTAAAATGGATTTATTAAATTTATCAAAAGAACAATCTTTACAATTGTTAGATTTAAGAAAACAACAAGTTAGAGCCATTAACACGGATAAATGTTCACTTGTTAATCATAAAGCTAGAGTTGCTTTAGTTTTTGATAGGTCAGGTTCTGCTAGACAGTATTATAAAAATGGAACAATTCAAGCTATTTTAGAAAGAGTATTTCCTATTGCATTAGAATGGGATGATAATGGCGCAATGGATTGTTGGATTTTTGATGATGATTTTGTTCGTCTACCTGAAGTGACAATGGATAATTATTATGATTATGTTGATAAAGAAATATCTAAATATAAATTTGGTGGGACAAAATATTCACCAGTAATTGAAGATATTATGAAAAAATATTTAGAAGAAGATCCTCAATCATTACCTAATTATGTATTATTCATTACTGATGGAGATAATTTCGATAAAAGGAAAACAACAGAATCAGTAATTGAATCTGCTAATTATCCTATTTTCTGGCAATTTGTAGGTTTAGGTATAGGACCATTTGATTATTTGGAAAAACTTGATGATATGGGAAATAGATATGTTGATAATGCTGATTTCTTTATGGTTTCTAACGAAAAGGATTTCTATACAAATGACGCAATTTATCAATTCCTTTTAAATGAATACCCATCTTGGCTAGAAAATCCAAAAGTTAAAGACTTAATTGAAAATAAATATATTAAACAAAATCAAAATCAAGAAAATAACAACCAAGAAAGAAAGAAATTATTCGGTTTATTTTAATAGGTGAATTATATGAGTTTTGTTTATATTACTGTTGGAATAGTATCTATTTTATTGGGTATTACTGGTATTATTTGGGATAAAGAAAGATTAAGACTTTTAGCTGAAAAGAATGAATTTCCTAAGAAAAATCAATATAAAGTAATGGCATTTTTATTGATTAGTTTAGGTGTTATAGGTATTATATCTGGATTAATTTCATTATTTATATAGAAAAAAGAAATCTTTAAAGATTTCTTTTTTCTATATAAATAATGAAATTAATCCAGATATAATACCTATAACACCTAAACTAATCAATAAAAATGCCATTACTTTATATTGATTTTTCTTAGGAAATTCATTCTTTTCAGCTAAAAGTCTTAATCTTTCTTTATCCCAAATAATACCAGTAATACCCAATAAAATAGATACTATTCCAACAGTAATATAAACAAAACTCATATAATTCACCTATTAAAATAAACCGAATAATTTCTTTCTTTCTTGGTTGTTATTTTCTTGATTTTGATTTTGTTTAATATATTTATTTTCAATTAAGTCTTTAACTTTTGGATTTTCTAGCCAAGATGGGTATTCATTTAAAAGGAATTGATAAATTGCGTCATTTGTATAGAAATCCTTTTCGTTAGAAACCATAAAGAAATCAGCATTATCAACATATCTATTTCCCATATCATCAAGTTTTTCCAAATAATCAAATGGTCCTATACCTAAACCTACAAATTGCCAGAAAATAGGATAATTAGCAGATTCAATTACTGATTCTGTTGTTTTCCTTTTATCGAAATTATCTCCATCAGTAATGAATAATACATAATTAGGTAATGATTGAGGATCTTCTTCTAAATATTTTTTCATAATATCTTCAATTACTGGTGAATATTTTGTCCCACCAAATTTATATTTAGATATTTCTTTATCAACATAATCATAATAATTATCCATTGTCACTTCAGGTAGACGAACAAAATCATCATCAAAAATCCAACAATCCATTGCGCCATTATCATCCCATTCTAATGCAATAGGAAATACTCTTTCTAAAATAGCTTGAATTGTTCCATTTTTATAATACTGTCTAGCAGAACCTGACCTATCAAAAACTAAAGCAACTCTAGCTTTATGATTAACAAGTGAACATTTATCCGTGTTAATGGCTCTAACTTGTTGTTTTCTTAAATCTAACAATTGTAAAGATTGTTCTTTTGATAAATTTAATAAATCCATTTTAATAATACCTCGTGTTTTTGTTTTTATTATAACATAAATTTAAATTAAAATCAAATAAAAAAAAGAATAGAATTTAAATCTATTCTTTATTTTTTATTTTTGGAACATAATAAGGTGCCCACCATTCTTCCATAAATTTAATGGAATCTTTAGGTAATTCACTCAATTTTCTAAATAAAGCTTTAGATGTTAATAACTGATAATTAACCATGTGCATAGAAATACAATAATGATTTTTTAAGGAAAGAATAGCACCATGTAAATGGCCATGAACATTTAGAACACCTGGAGATGTTGGAAATGGTTCATGTGACAATAAAATTCTTCTACTGCTATTATAGAATACAGGTGTTTCATAGGTTTCATCAAATAAATCTTTTACCCAAGATTGGTCATGATTACCTCTTATAAGAATTTTTTTACATGGTAATTTTTTCCACCTTTCTCTTACTGTTTTATCTAATTCATTTGAACCTTTTTTGGAATGAACATCATACCCAAAATCACCTAAATGATAAAGTGTATCATCTTTAGTTAAAGTTCTTTCTAAAATATTTAAAATAAAATTGTTATGAGCTTCAATTGTTTTAAATTGAGTTCTTTCAAACTTAATAATTCTATCATGATTAAAATGTGTATCAGAAATAAAATAATCCGTAATTTTTAATCACCCTTTCTATTTATTTAAAATTAAAAAGGGTAATGAAACCCTTTTTATTAAACAAGTTCATCTAAATAATCGTATCTTGATAATACTTTATTCATTAAACCAACCGCATCTGGAATATCACCTTCCAACAATTCATCAAAAATGTTCTTAGAGAAACCTGAGATGAATAATGCGTTAAATGTGTCATTTGTTGTGAATGTATAATTACCATTTACGGCCACATTCCAAAAGACAAATTTAGGTAATTCAATTCCAGCATTTTCAAATTTCTTTTTAACAATATCAAAAGTATTTGAGTAACGATGACGATCTGTTGTTGCACCATCAAATTGCATATCTGAAATGATTACAATAGTTTCAGGGTGAGTTTCTTTTGGAGAATTTTTAAATGCTTCCAAAATCAAATCATAAGTTGCTTCAATGTTTGTATTTGAACAATCATTAAATTTCCTGAGGTAATCAGCCTTCTCTCTCAAAGTTGTTAAGTTGCTTGGAATTTTAACAAATTTAGGCCTAGAAGAGAAAGTGATAAAGCTATTTTTAAATTCGCCTTCCAATCTTTCAGAAGCATACAATGTCAAAGCATCTGCAACATCACAAGGAGTTACAGGATAATTGTAATTCCAGGTCATAGATGCTGACCCATCACGAATTACAAGCACTTTAGCCTCTTTATCTTTTGGAAGAGATTCCCATAATGAATTACTCAATTGAATATCTGTTGAATCATAAGATCTAACTTTTTTAAGAATTTCATAAGGGTACATTTTAGATGCTTTTTCAGATAGTTTTTCTAAATTTTCAGGTTTCTTCAAACTGTCAAGGTATTCTTGGTACCTATTGTAATCATTACGTTTAAATGCTTCAGTATATTTCAACAATGCTTTACCTGGAATTTTTGTGTAATCAAAAGAATAATCCTTGTTTACCAAATGAGTTTCTAGGATATTGATTTTTGAACGTAAAGCAACACAAGTTTTTCTATAAGCTTTTCTATTACCCTCAAACAATTCATTTGCAATAATAACTGCTAATTTTTTAGTGAATTTGTTTGGAGATTTTTCAGTGGGCAACCATTTACCAAGTAATGAACAATTATCATTTTTAAGATCTGATTTGATTTGTTCAGAAAGAATTGCTAGTACTTCATTCCTTACAGAAATTGAATCTACCAAAACAACAAGATCGTCCCAACGCCCTAATGCAGGAATATAAGGAAGCAATTTAATTGTAAGTTCAGGTTCTTTAATAGAAAGTAAAGTCAAAAGCAACCTGAAATTATAACGACGACCATAACCATGTTTAATGTCACGCAAATAGAAAATGTTCTTAATTGCTGTAAGTGGATCTTCACTATATGCTTTAACAAACAAATCAATGATTGTTTCAGGTTCATAAACAGACCCTGACAATCCAAAGAAATCTAAGTTTGCATTTAGAGTGCTTTTAAATGCAACATCGCCATTTGTTGTAAGGGTAATATTATTGATTTTGTTTAATTCTTGAATGAATGTTGTCATTATAAATACCTCGTTTTATTTTTTTGTTTTAAAGTCGGTTATGGGATTTGAACCCACGATGGCAGTTTTGCAGACTGCTGCCTTACCACTTGGCTAAACCGACAAAGTAAAAATTAACATTTTTCAATGCTAATTTTAAAGGTAAATAATTACTTAGTGCCTTTAAAAGATTTTTATTTATTTCTAAAAAAGTAATTATTTATAATATATATTTTAACAAATTTTATTGAAAAAGTCAATAGTTTTTTTAGAAATTTTCAAAAGATTTAATCTCTAAACCTAATCTTCTTGCTTTAACAATTTTACTAGAGTTAGAATTTGGGTTATCAGTAATTAAAATATTTGTATCTTTTTTAATTGATGAATGGAAAGTATAACCTTTATCTTCCATATATTTAACAAATTCATTTCTATTTTTAAAGGATTCAGGAACAGATCCAGTTACTGCAAATGTAGTTGAATTTGAATTTTTAACTTCTACTAATGGGGTAATATTTACTTCTTTTAATAAGTAATCCCATACTAATTTACATTTATCTTGAGATTCTACAATTTTTTGAGCAGTAATAAATCCTACACCTTTAATATTTGATAATGTTGTAATATCAGAATTTAAAATATTATCAATTGAGTCTAATTCTTTTAAAAGTAATTTTGCAGTTGTTTTACCTACAGATGGGATATTAAAAATAGATAACCATACATAATCATAGGTATTATTTTTAGCATTTTGAATTTTATCATAAATTTCTTTTGCCCTTTTTTCACCTAATGATACACCAGATTCATATTTAGAATTACTTAGGCTTTCTAATTCCACATCAAATAGATCTTTTAAAGAATTGATTTTTAAAGCTGTAATCAAAGATGAATTTAAACCTTCAATATCTAAAAGACCTTTTCCTACTGCATTAATAATTTGTTGCTGTTGTTTAAATTCACAATCATCATTTTCACAAATAATATTAACTAAATTCTGATTACAGTAATAGCATTTTTCAGGTGGTGTAATTTCTTCTGTATCATCTCCATTTGAAATTACTTTTAAAATTTTAGGGATAACATCATTTGCTCTTACAACTTCAACAATTGAACCAATTTTAATTTCTCTTTCATTAAGCCATTCAATATTATTTAAAGTAACATTGTTAATTTCTATCCCGTCAATTACAACAGGTTCAATATTAGCAACAGGTGTATATTTACCAGTTTTACCCATTTGCCAATTTACTTTAATAATTTTAGACATTTTAGATTCCCCTGGATATTTATAAGCAATAAATTGTTTAGGGTGATGATTAGTAGAAGAAAAATCATTGTAAATAACATTTGATTTAATTACAATACCATCTGTAGGGGCGTCAATTTCATCTTTCCAAATTTTACCTAATGAAATCATATTATTCAATTCTTCAAGGGTTTTTGCTCCTTTTTGTTTAGGGAATAATGTAATTGATGAATTAAATTCTTGAGGTAATTCAACTTCTTGATTTTCATTAAATGCAAAATAAGGTGTAAATCTCAATTTTGCTTTATATCCCAATCCAAGTTTTGCTTTTTTAACAATACCAGCTGCTGCAATACGTTCATTTTTAAATGGAACTCCACGATTCTGATTATTATATTCTAATACAGATTTAGGGCAATACAATTCACCTCTTAATTCTGTAATATTAGAATTTTCAGGTAATTTCAAAAGTAGATTTTCAATTTCTAAATCATTAGTAGGAATTAAATATGAGAGGTTTTCTCCATATTCACCTGTTCCACGAGATTTAATTAATTCAATTTCTTTTGTATCTTTATTATACACAATAGAAGCAGCTAAACCATCAAGTTTAGGTTCAATAAAATAAATATTTTTACCCGTACTATTTTTAAGCATATAATTAAAATAAGATTCAATATCACTTAAACTATTTGCTTTTGCTAGAGACAACATAGGTACTTTATGTTTAATAATATCTTCAGTATTAATATTAATTTCAGCCCCGTCATTTAATTCTTTGTCTTGCTCTAACCAACCCTTATCTTTTGCATATAAAACTAATTTGTCATATTCTTCATCTGATAGAATACTTTCTTCATTGTTATAATAAGCTTGAGATGCGAGTTTTAATTTATTTAAAATTTCTTCTTTATTTCCCATGTTATTCTCCAATAAAATTTTCAGGTAAACCTAATAATATTTTGATTTACCTGAATTTAATTATTTAGTATTTAAAAGTTCAATGTATTTATCATAAACATCTTTATCAACAATTCTTGATTTTGAGTCCACTTCAGCAAAAACTTTTAACATTCTGATTTCTCGATCTGTCAAATGATACTTTCTAATCATTTTATCAGAAACTCCGTTATGAGCATTCATGTGTTGATAAATAACTTCAACAATAGACAAGTTTCTTGGTGTCAATTCTTCAAAAGTATGGAAATAAGATAAAACATAGAATGCTGATACTTTTTCGTGACCTACAAATGTTGAATGAGAACCATTTACTGACATAAAATAATCATGAGCAGCATGAGTTGCTTTTGAAGGTTTTTTAGTCATAGCTTTACCTAAATCATGAAATTCTGCTACAATTTGTAAATCAAAATAATCATGAACAGGTAAATCAGTTAATCTTTTAACACCCATAACAGTCATTAGAATATGTTTATCAACATCTTCTACATGATATGGTGAATCATGTTTTAAACCTGGGATTAAGTTAATTTCATCTTTAAAATCATTGAAATCAGATACTACTTCAATATCATCACAATCAACAGTCAAACGTGGAACTTCCATAGATTCGTACATTGATTTGATAACTTCTTCAGGTACAAATTTATCTTCATCCCTTGTACTGTTTTGTTTAAGAATTGTTTCTAAAGGTTTAATAAAAATTACAATTGTAACTTTTACTTTAGCTGAATATTTTTGATAAAGTGCCATTCTGCGTTTACGAGATAAGTTTGTAGCGTCATAGTAAATTGTTTCATATTTACCTGATTTTACTGCTTCTTCCAAACGCTTATGTAAAACTTCAAATGTTTCTTTGTTTGCTTCAGGTGAATTACCTTTTACTAATGAACCAAATAATTCTAAACGAATTGAATCAGAACTTAAAACTAAATCTTTATCAGTTACATGAGATTCAATATATGTAGATTTACCCGAACCTGCAACTCCTACCATTACTTTTAATTCTGTCATTTAATCACCTGCTTTCTTTATTTATATTTATATTATACATTAAAATTTCCAGTTCGTCAACACTAATTTTAAATTATTATTTATGAAATTTATAAATTAATTTTTAAATATTTCTTTTTAGATTTTCCTTGATTTGTTTCATTGTTGTAGAATCAATTTCTGGATCTGCGTAAATGGAAACATCTACACCTAATTGTAATCCATTTAAAATTTCATTCATTTGATTATAATTAAATTTATGATTAGAATAAATAGAGACATCAAGAT